TTCTTCAGGGCTACATAGGGTTCTTACCTGTGGGTCAGGCTACCCAAGCATTGATAGGAATAGGTATTGCAGTATGTATTGTAATACTTAGGTCTGTCACTACCACGGCACTTAGCGATAAATAATCTTACGGAAGTTATGATGGCAACGGCAAAGGAAGTATTAATCAGGTTAGAAGGGCATGAGAAGGAATGCACTGTCCGCTATACTAACATTGAAAGGCAATTAGACGATGGCACCGCTAAGTTTAGAAAGGCTGAGTTAATGTTGTGGTCTATGTATCCCTTGATCTTAGGGTCAACATTTCTGGAGAAGTTAATTAATTGAGTATTATTGCTTCTTTAATTGCACCTGTTACTTCCTTACTAGACAAATGGATTCCTGATGCCGACATCAAACAACAGATCGCGCATGAACTTGCAACGATGTCAGAACGCCACGCGCAGGAACTCGCAGTCGCTCAGATTAAACTCAACACCGCAGAAGCTCAAGGAAACTGGTTTCAAAGTGGATGGCGACCCGCAACAGGATGGGTCTGTGTGCTTGGATTTGGAGTTAACTTCTTAGTCTCTCCATTATTAGCAGGGTTTGGAATAGACATTCCCCAAGCGGATACCTCTGTTATGATGCCTGTCCTCATGGGTCTCTTAGGTCTGGGGGGAATGAGATCCTTTGAGCGGTTTAAAGGTGTAGGGAAATGACAGAAAAATAATGAGCGATCTAAAGTATTTTTCAGTGGAAGATTTCGATTGTCAAGAGACTGGCGAGAACGAGATGGATGTAGAGTTTATGAAAGCACTAGACCATCTACGAGAAGTCTGTAAATTTCCGTTTATTATTACTAGTGGGTTCCGTAGTAAGACTCACAGCATAGAAGCCCGTAAAAGCACTCCCGGAACGCATACACAGGGGATTGCCGCAGACATTAAAGTCTCTGGGGGCGCACAGCGTTTAGCGATTGTAAAACATGCATCCGCTATGGGCATGTCAGTTGGGGTTGCTAAAACCTTTGTACACGTTGATACTCGTAAAACTCCAGCGATGTGTTGGTGTTACTAGATACAGGCTATACAAAATATGCCACTCAAAAAATTAGAGTTGAAATCAGGAGTTAACCGAGAAAACACTAGGTATACCAGTGAAGGCGGTTGGTACGAGTGCGATAAAATACGGTTTCGCCAAGGCACGCCGGAAAAGATTGGTGGGTGGCAGCGTATATCTCAAAGTGTGTTTCAGGGTGTTTGTCGTTCTATTTGGAACTGGGTAACCCTAGGCAGTCAGAATCTAGTAGGGCTAGGCACTAACCTAAAGTTTTATATTGAGAACGGTGGTGGCTACTACGACATAACTCCTTTACGTAAGGCAGCGGCAACCCTCACTAACCCGTTTACCACTGTTTCTGGCTCTGCTACTGTTACTGTTACAGACGCTACTGGAGGGTATATAGTAGGTGACTTTGTTACTTTTAGCGGTGGGTCTGCGGTAGGGGGACTAACTTTAAACGCTGAGTATCAAGTTGTAGACCTTGCTAGTTCGACCTCTTACACTATTACTGCTAGCTCAAATGCTACATCGGCGGCTACAGGTGGAGGCACAGTCACTGCGGAATACCAGATTAACGTCGGCCCTGCATTTGCTATCCCCTTAACAGGTTGGGGCGCATCTTCTTGGGGTTCGGGAGAATGGGGTATAGGCGCTGAGTCAGTAGAAGAAGTATGTCAGTGGAGCCAAGCTAACTTTGGTGAAGACCTTATATTTGGCCCTAGGGGAGGCACGCTATTCTACTGGGACGCCTCTGTAACAAACAGTTTATCTGTTCGCGGTGTAGCTTTGTCTTCTGTAGTAGGAGCATCTAACATACCTACTATTCAAAACTTAACGCTAGTATCTGACATAAGCAGGTTTGTTTTTTGTTTCGGATGTAATGAGTTAGGATCAGCTACTCTAAATCCCATGCTAATACGCTGGTCAGACCAAGAAGACGCTACAAACTGGACACCTTCCGCAACTAATCAATCAGGTGACTTAATACTGTCCAACGGCACTGACATTATTGGCGCTAAACAAGCACGTCAGGAAGTACTAGTATGGACGGATTCTGCTCTGTATGCGTTACAGTATGTAGGCGCACCTGCGGTTTGGACTGCACAGTTAGTAGGTGAGAACACATCTATAGCATCACAAAATGCTGTAGCCTATGCAAACGGAATAGCCTATTGGATGGGTAGAGATAAGTTCTATATGTACGATGGACGTACTAAACCTTTACGATGTGACTTACGCAAGTTTATATTTAACGATTTTAATACTACTCAGTACCCACAGGTATTTGCTGGCACGGTAGAATCCTACCATGAAGTATGGTGGTTTTACTGCTCTAGTAGTTCTACTGTAGCAAACAAATATGTAGTGTATAACTACCTAGAAGATGTCTGGTACTACGGCAATATGTCTCGTTCTGCATGGCTAGATTCTGGACTTAGAAACAACCCTCTAGCAGCGACTTACACTTATAATTTGGTTGACCACGAGCTAGGTGTTGACGATAATGAAACAGCTACTACAGCCCCTATAGCCGCGTATATAGAGTCCGCACAGTTTGATCTTGATGATGGGCACCAGTTTATGTTTATTTGGCGGTTAATGCCTGATATTAGTTTTGATGGATCTACGGCAAGTTCTCCTACTGCTACTATGTCTTTGTTACCGCTAGCTAACTCTGGTTCAGGGTATAACGATCCGTTATCTGAAGGTGGATCAAACAGTGCTGCTATTACTAGAACAGCTACAACGCCTGTAGAGAAGTATACAGGAGAGGTATATACTCGTGTACGAGGCCGTCAAATGGCTATGAAAATAGAGTCTAGTGCTGAAGGTGTTACTTGGCAGTTAGGCTCTCCACGAATTGATATGCGACCTGATGGTAGACGATAATGGCTGTAGACAGAACTAAATATGATGTACCTTTCCGTGCGCCAGCGTTGCCATATCCTCCAAAGGAGTATAACGCACAAAACTTTGAAGAGTTTAACAAGATACTACGTATCTACTTTAATCAGGTAGACAATGCTCTACGCAACGGTTCGCTTAATAGGCAAGCTGAAGCTATTACTTGGTTTATGAGCTAATGGCTAATACTTATGTAAATGCAAAAGTAGACCTAACTACTACTAATGTAACTACGTTGTATACTGCGGCTACTTACACTACGAGTATAGTTAAGTCTATTTTAGTTTCCGAAGACTCCGGCAATGCAGATACACTTACTGCTACTATAACTAACGGTAGTACGGTGTACAGTCTATTTAAAACAACAGCTATTGGTGCTAATGCTACTGTAGAACTACTGACTGCCCCCCTAGTAATACAACCTACTGAGATATTAAAAGTAACTGCGGCTACTGCTAACAGATTGCATGTTGTAGCTAGTATTTTAGAGGTTACCTAAAATGCCAATAAAAAATGCCCCCGAACGTAATCCCAAACCTAAACCTAAAGATCCTTGGGACGATTCAGTTGATCCTGACAAAGAAGATCCCGTAACGCCTACGCCTACACCTACACCTACACCTACACCTACGCCTACACCTACGCCTACACCTACACCAACGCCCGCGCCTACTTACGAAGCGGGTACTTATGTTGACCCTGATGGAGATGGAAAGTATCAGTTAGTATACGCTGACGGAGAAACGTTAGGGACAAAACTGTATTGGGATACCAAGGGTACTCCTGTTATCAAAGGCCAACCTGCGCCTTGGGATGATTCAGATACTGGGGATGACGGCGGTAAAGAAGACCCTGATATAGACCCCTTTGATGTAAACCCTTCTAATGGAAGTAGTGGTAGTTCTGATGAAGATGACTACTGGAGTTTTCTTGATGATGAGAGCGCATTTGATTATGTAGCACCAAAACTTTCTGAAACAACTGCGTTTAAAGAGTGGCAGTCTACAGTATCTCGTGACCGATGGTCTGATGAGTATTCTTTGCAGCGGTATCCCGGTCAAACTTGGTTTGGTATGGGGCTGTTAGCTACACCTGAGTGGTTTCCGACATCCTATAAAGCCTATAAATATGCAATGCCTTCTCAGAATGCGGCAGCAGGTAATATAACTCTCCCTATTGATTCTATTCGAGAAAGTTACGGCGAAGAATTCGCTAATTTACTTTCAGCTTTAAATGCTACAGGTGTCGGCGTTTGGAATCCCGCATTAGGAGACATTGATTGGGATGCATTAAATGAATCTATAGCTTCGGGCGGTGATGCTTTTGATATCAACACTGTTTTAGAAGATACAAGTTATTTAATAGATCTCGAAACTTATAGTCTTAACGGTGAAAGTTTAGCTGAACAAAGTTGGTTTACTCCTGAGAAAAAAGAAATACTAAATAAGTACTTTGAAGGTATGCAAAGCGCCTTTGGAGGTGACACATCAACCTTCCTAAAAGGGGAGGCTTGGGCAAGTGCTAAAAAATCGTTAGCCCTTGGTGTAGACCCAGATAAAGTATTTGCGGAATTAAATACCCTAGCAGCCATACCCCACGCTGAGTGGGAAGACATGCCGTATAATAGAAGCAATGGCGTTTCCCCTACCGCTGTCGAAGGGCCACAGGTAGTATTCGACATAATAAATGCCGAGTTTGGTTTAGAAAAGTACCAAGAGTTTACTGCTGACTTAGAACAAGCTAGATCAGAAGACCCCGATTCTTTTGCTGAGATGTATAACTTTTTACCTTTACAAGACAAGTTAACTTACTTGCACGGACTACATAAAGCGGGGGGAATAGATAAAGAACAGTATGAAAGTTTGTTTATTCAGGAAGTTAATGCTAACTACGATCCTGTAGAAAATCCAGATGCTATGAAGTATGTGGAAATACAAGGCAAGGTGTATTTAGATACTTCTGGCGCGGGAGATACTGACCTTAGAATTGATTTAATGACACCCCAATTTTACCCTAAAAGCGACAATCCTTTAGACGTTAATCAGTTCTACCGACGCATAGGTAACAGTGTAGCTAATGGGCGGTCTGATGACTTTAGACCTGACAGTAGTGTATGGGATTTTTTAGACCCTGTTATGTCTATGGTCGCTATATTTTACCCTATGGCAGGGCTTGTATACACCGCAGCTAAGGGTCTTTCAGGCGAAACATTACATACTTCTGATTGGTTACGCGCTATCCCCGGTGCTATTGACGGGTTTAACTCCGCTGTTGATGCTATTCAAATACCAACTACTTTAGGAGAAATGTTCCCCGGCATTAGCTTAGGGGCAATAGGGGATATTAACATTGTTTACGGCGCGCTAGGGGCGGCGGCGGCGGCAGAAGGTATTAGTATTGACGATGAGTTTTTGTCTATAGGCGATATTATTAAGATAGGTTCAAAAATACTTACTGCCCCAAGTACTACGGGAGGTAGAACTCCAAACTACAACCCACTGCTTGCTAGCCTTGTAAGTAGTCTTTCTACTAAGATGAATGAGGCAGGTATAGTTATACCAGAAGGAGCCTTTGAATCAAATGATAATGGCCAGTTTACATTGGCGAATGGGGATGTAGTAGATTTCACAGACGTTTTTGGCGCAATGCTAACTTGTACCGAGAAGAAAAACCTTTTGAGTTTGCTGAGACAGTAACTGCGGAGGATGTTGACCCTAATATAGCCCAAATTATTGGCGCCGCAACGTACAACGTAGCTAAATGGCTTGTAGATGACGCTAAAAAAGAAAGAAACTTAGACACCGAAGAAGGAGCTTTACAGCAAGCAAAACAACAGCAAATAGCCTCTATGTTACAAGCAGGGGGGAACCAACTAAATTATCTTAACGGATTAATAACAGGAGGTGAACTGTACCCTGAGAATACTGAATTAGCCAAACTTTCAAATAATTTAATAGCCCTAGGAAATGATACAAATATAGACGCAGTTAAAGAATCCGCAGTAACTCTACGGGAATATCAAGATGCTTTTGAAGATGAAGATTATTTTGATGTCTCTACTGCAAAAGAACTCCGGGAAAGCGTGGGGTACAACGACGCGTCTAATTTTGGTGAAGATGTAGAAGCGGGCGAGCAATGGATTAAAGATATAATAGGGGCGCAAATAAAGCTTAACTCTGTTATGAACGGTACGGCGAAGGTTTTTGGAGGGATTAAAGAAGCTCCGCCCGCCGCAATGGCAGAGTTGTTTAGTGAAGTAATAGAAGAACTCCCAAATATGGCTATTGCTTTTCTTACAAAGGCGGGTTTAGGTAAGATACTAAAAACTTCTGTCGCACTAAGTAAAAAAATTGACGTTAAAGATATTACAGCGGATGTTTTAGCGGCGATAACAAAAATATCTGGCTGGGCAGGAGTAAGCGCATCTACTCTTGCGGATATAGCAGAAGGTATAGGCAGTAACGCTTCTGAAGCTTTTACAGACGCTATGCGTACACTGCAAAATAAACAGGCTAAGGGAATAATAGACTCTGATTCCTTTATCTCCCTTAAAGAAGAACTAGTACAAGCCGTATATGCAGGAACTTTAACAAAAGATGAATATAAAGAACAACTACAAGCCTATATACAAGGAAAACTTGACGATTCAGATCTAATGAATAGAGAGATAGCCGCTGGTATTTCTACTGATGTAGGCATAGCGGGAGGAGTATCAGTAATAGGCTCACAACTTCTTTTTGGTAATGAAGTAGATAAAAAAATTATTACCGGATTTTTTGGGAAGGGAGGTTCTATTGCTAAAGCTTTAGCGGCTGCGTTCGTAGGTGAATGGGCTGAAGGAGGAGTAGTATCCATAGTTAAAAATACACTCCTACATGCTATTGATTCTAGTATTAACATAGCCAAAGAATTTGGATTTGACGCAGCGTACGAAGGGATAATGGGTTTTGGTACTCATAGTGTCCTACTAGCGGGAAATTATTTTAGCGACTTATTAAAAAAAGCTGGTTTTTCAATACCTGAAAATTCTGGGGGTTCTAACGAAAACGGGACTGACTGGATATCTAGTGGAGACAATGGTGGCCCAGAAATTATTACCCCCACCAGTGGTATATTAGCTAATGGATTAATTACTTACAACTCTGCTATTAGGGCTGCAATGGAGGTTAACCCTGACGGCACTGCAAAGTTAAGCGAAGCAGATATAAATGCTGTAATGGATGCTGCGGGAATAGATCTAGACAACTTCCCTAACGTACGAGCAACACTACTAAATGCTGTATATGACAGTCTATATACAAGTCCTCAAGAAGCGGATGTAGCTTTTTCTATTGCAGGATACACCCCTTCAGAAGATGACTGGAGTGCTTTCATTGGCAACACCTATGGGGATGATGCTCTTGATGCAGCAATAAATGATTTTGTAGACCCTAGGCAGTTAACACAAGAAGAAATAGAAGCCTACGCTCTAGCTAATGGAGTAAACTTAACCGAAGAACAAATTAACGAGCTTATACAGCAATCTGAAGATCCAATAGACATAACTAATATTTTTGGAGAATACGACTCAGATGGTGATGGCATACCTAACGCATTAGATTTTGACGTAAACGACCCTGATGTATGGGAAAATCCTACTCCTACCTATACTCCGGGAACTTACGTTGATCCTGATGGAGATGGGCAGTATCAATTAGTTGGTGAGGATGGAGAAACATTAGGTGATCCACTGTACAACGAAGATGGTACTACCTA